ACGCGTTCGACGGGGCGTGGTTCACGTCCGCACAGAACAGCCCGGCGCTCGAGCCGTCGCCCCAGCGGCCGCCGTGATACCAGATTCGATCCGAAGCATCGGAAGTCGAATACCAGTAGTCGCCAGTCGAACCGTTGCTGGCCGTGTTGTCGACAGCGGCGGCGGCGATGATGCCGCTTGCCAGCAAAGCTGTGTTGAATGTGACCAAGTAGCTACCACCATTGGCCACGGATTGGCTGGTGTTGACGTAGCCCGCCGAGAAATCGTTCGTCGTCGTATTGCCAGGCACGTTATATTGCCAGCGATGCCAGTTGCCGCTGAGGGTCTTGATCCCGTCAACCATTTGCCAGACGTTGCCCCACAAGCCCACAATCCCGCGCCATGTGGCTTGGGCGACATCGCTTGCGTCGACATTGGCGGCAGACGACTGGTTGACCCGGCCCTGACCGATGAGCGACTGCATGTCCAGCCCGCCCATCTCGATAGTGGCCAGCATCTGGATGGCGGAAAGGTCGTAGATCGACCACAGGCGGAAACCCGTGACGCCGCCCGTGTTGCGCGCATAGGCCCGGGCGCGCGCGGTCGGGAAGTCCATGCTCACCATCGGCAGCACGCCGGGGATGGACTGCGCCTTGCTGCTGCTGCCGTCGTAGGACGCCTGGTATTTGCCAACCCAGATTTGGTCGAGTTCGACGCCGCCCGCGCCGAGGAAGGCCGGATGCACGGTAAAGCCCGATACCGGCTGGTCGGAGATCATCCAGTAGGCCTTGCCCGCGTAAGCACCCGACGGCACCGTCCCCGCCTTGAAGTAGAACTTCGGAATCTTGACCATCTGCTGGCCGTCGATCGCCTGCGTGACGATGCCCGCATAGGTGGCGTGGTTGTTGAACCAGGCCGTATCTCGGGTCACGGCGGTGAAGTTTTCGTCGACGCGCTGGTAGGTGCCCGCGCCGCCGCCCGTGGCCACTTGCACCAGGCCGATGATGGAGGCGAATTGCTGCTTGGTGGTCACCGTCACATCGGCAGACCATTCCGACCAGCCGAGGCTTGCGCCTTTGTGACGCACGCGCAGCACGTATTGCGTTTGCCCGGCTTGCAGCACGCCCGCGGGCACGGTGTATTGCGTCTTGGCCGTGGTGGTCTCGCCCGAGTCGTGCACGGGGTTGGCCCATGTGCCCGAGGCCAGGCGGATTTGCCATTGGCTAGAAGCGTGGGTGTCCGAGCCGCCGGTGACGGCAAAGGCGGAGCTGTAGAGGGTGGGCTGCTCTGGGATGTCGGTCTGGCCGTTGGTGGGGCTGGTGATGGACGGCGTATTGACGTAGGCGAAGCTTGCCTTGGTCGTGAAGCTCGAGGTCGAGCCCCAGGCCGAAGTGAGTCCGGAAGCATCGCGCACGCGGGCGCGCAGGTAGTAGGTGGTGTTGGTTTGCAAGATGCCTGCCGGGACGGTGGCGGACTGGGTGTTGATCCAGTTGCTGTCCCAGATGACCGTGGCGAAGGTGTTGCTGGTGGCGATCTGGAACTGCGCCGCGTCGAAGGCATTGCCGACAGGCGAGCTGTAGCCAGCGATCGAGACCGTGGGCGTTGCGCCGATGTTGGTGGCGCCGTTGGCTGGGTTGCCGATGGCGGGCGCATTCGGGGCGCTGGCCGGGTTGGGCACGCCGCCCAGGGCGGTGGGGCTGCCCAGCGCGACGAGGTGCAGGATGGCGGTGTCCATGTCCTCCACCACCAGGCGCAGGAAGCCTTCGCCGCGCATGGGCACGAGGTATTCGTAGTCGGCATAGCCGTCGGGCACGCCGTTGGAGGCATCTGGCGCGCCGACGCGCTTGACCGACCACTGGCGCTCGCTCCAGGTCGTCGAGGTGATGCTGTCGCGGTAATAGAGCCGCACGTTCGCGCCGTCGTGCGCGCGGCGGATGACCACGGCGCGGCTGGTGTTGTCGTCGCCCAGGTTGATGGCCTTGGAAATCCAGCGGCTTCCTACGGGCGCATTGACGCCGCCCGCGGCGCGCGGGGTGAAGGTCTGGCCGGTGATGACGGCGGCGTTGCTGTAGTTGCGCGTGAGGTTGCTGGTGAGCCGCAGCCGGGCGGCCGAGAGGATGGCCGCGACGCGCACCATTGCGACGTCATTGCCTTCGACCAGCCAGTAGTCCTGCCCGACGCGGAAGGGCCTGGTATCCACCACATCGATGGAGTCGTCGCCCATCACGCCATTGATCACCTGGACGGGCGCGATGTTGCGCAGCCGGTAGCCGTCGGCGAAGAGCTCGAAGGCGATGCGCCGGTTGCGGTAGAGCCAGTCGAGCTCGACGGCTTTTTGCACCGAGACGGGGCTGGCCATGCCGGTCAGCGTGTCGCCGATCAGGCCCAGGCTCGTCATGATGTCGGTGATGGCCGCGCCGAGGCTTGGGCGGCCCGCGCGCGCGCCGGAGACTTCGGTCTCGAGCGACGTGGTGCGCCCATCGAGGTTGGCGAAGTTGGCGTCGATCTCGGCGTAGCGGGTGTTCCAGAGGCTGGGGACGGCCTCGGGTTCGTTGTTCGGGATCGGGGTGATGGTGTTGCGCGGCAGGGGCATGATGGACTCCTAATCAGAATCGCAGGGTCAGTTTGATCTCGATGCGCTCATCACTTTCCTTGTGCTTGGGCGCGAAGGTTTTCATGGCGATGAGGTTGCCCGCGGTATCGACCAGCGCTGCTTCGGAGACAGCTGCACCGACGAGTTCGGCTTCGTCGATATAGGCCGTGGCCTGCACCTCGGTGGGGCTGATCTGCACGATGGCCGCGCATGGCTTGCGCAGCCGCTCATGGAAGAGCGCGGTGCGGCTGGCCGGGACGGGCTTGGGGTTTTCGGCGGCGTCGTGACCGCCGTCGCCAAAGGCCATCTGAGCGACCGCAGGCAGCGACGCGCCTGCGGCCATGTGGGCGGCGATGCGGGCGCGGAAGGCGTCCAGGGTGACGGCTTCAGACATGAATACTCCTCATCTCGAACAAGGGGGTTCGCGGCTGGCCCAGCTGCCATTGGCCGGACAGGCGCAGCCGCGCGGGCGGGGTGTCGGTGAAGCTCGCATGCGTCAAGGGACGGCCATCGAGACGGAATCGCCCGATGCGCAGCGCAGCGCCGATACGCCACGAGCCATCCAGTCTGCGCCTGACGGCTTGCGGATCGGGCGGCAGCGTCTCGCGCCGCCAGGCCCAGGCAGCGCAGGTCTTGCGCACCGCCTGCCAGCCTTGCGCGCGGCGGGCAGCCAGCAGACGACCCGCGACGGCACCGCGCCGCTCGCCCACACGGAAACTGCCGAAAGCAGCGGGCAGACGCACCGCATCGCCGTCACGCCCGAGACGCCAGGCGCGTTTGGGGCAGCCGTGCAGCTGCTCACCCGGCCAGGCGTATGGCACGCACAGGCGCTTGTCGAGCCGCAGATGGTGATCGGCAAGCGTGTGCTGCTGTGCGATGAGGGCCAGCCATTCCAGCAGGATAGGATGGCGCGACACCGGTGCCCACTCGCGCACCACTTGACGCAGCAGCGCCAGATCGGCGCTGGCGGCAGTTGCCAGATTGATGCGCACGAAGAAGCTCGCCCAGTGCTGCAACTGCGGCACGGCGGCGAGGCGCTCGATGGGGCGGAGGGTGTGCGTGCCGTCCAGACGCCACGACCCATTGACGAGCAGTGGGTTGAAGGCGGTATAGATGCGCCGCTGGTCGGCAGGCTCGATGATCTCGGCCTCCACCCCAATCTGCGCGAGCGCGCGGCGCAGCGCCCACGGCGTGCCTTTTCTGCGGTGCAGCGCGATGGCCTCGCGGATCAGGCGGCGGCGGTCGGCATCCGTGCTGACGAACTGCCAGCCCTCCATCGGGCTGATGTGAAACTGCCGCCCCAGCTCCGGCAGGAAGGCGGCTGGGACGGTCTCGACCAGGTAGGTCAAGAGGCCATCGAGCGGCAAGCGTTCGATGCGCTGCGTTGCTTCGGCCAGCGGCGCGAAGCGCGCATCGAGCGCAATCACATCCGGGGCGAGGCGGTCAGTCATCGGCGTAGCCTCCGGCGGTGACGGTCACGCTGGTCGCATGCGCCCAGCCGTGCTCAGGCACGGTCGTGTCCGCATTCGGTGCGACAAGATCGACGCGGTGCACCCCCTCGACATGCAGCGCGGCGATGATCTGGGTGCGCACGATGTCGGCCCCGAGGCGGCGGCGCAGGGTGTCGAGCTGCGCCGCGAGGCTTGCCTCGGCGGCGGCGCGCACGGCGGCGGCGTCGAAGCCTGCGCGGATCGTCAACACTGCGTTGACGGTAAAGGGGTAGTCCGCCGGGTCTTCAACGCGCACTTGATCACAGATGGGTCGCGCATCCTCGGTAGACGCGGCGGCGAGCACCAGCCCCTTGATCTCGGCGGAAGGCAGGCCGGTGTCGGTCAGCGGGTAGAGCACCACCTGCCCCGGCTCGGGCGAGCGCACCGCGCAATCGACGATGGAGGCATGCGCGCGCATGGCGTGGTGCCGGTAGGCCAGGCGCGGCCCGGCGACGCTGAAGGACTCGGGCGCTTCCAGGATGCGCGCGCGCAGCCGGTCGTCACTCTCGCCCGGAAGACGCGCCACGCCCACCAGCTCGCCCAGATAGTCGAGCATGGGCGCGCGGGCAAAGCGCACGAGATTCTGCCGCGCGGCGTCGTTGATCGCGGCGCGGATGAGCGTTTCGCGGTAGGCGATGAGGTCGATCAAGAGCCGCTCGATCTGCGCCGGATAGAGCGTCTTGCCGGTGGCCGTCTCGTAGGCGGCGACGATCTCGCTGGTCACCGCCTGCGGATCGTCCGGGATGATCTTGAGCAGCTCGGTCATCGCGGCCTCACCTCGGCGCTGATTTCGTCGCCGCCTTCGGCGAGCTTGAAATACACCGTGACGCGGATGGCCGCGTCGTCATCGAGCGCGACCACTACGCGCGTGACCTTTACGCGCGGCTCCCAGCGGCGGATGGCCTCGACCGTCTCGCGCACGATATGCGGGCGCGCGCGGTCGATGGGGTGATCCAGGTACATCCACACCCGGCTGCCGAAGTCGGGCCGCAGCGGATCGCTGCCCTGCGGCGTGCGCAGAATGATGGCAATCGCCTGGCGAAGGTCATCCACGCCCTCGACAAAGCCGTCGCGGCCCAGCGCGGGCTGCCAGTGGTGGGCGGACGGGTGCAGGCTCATATCCGCAATGGTCGCCGAGTTGGGCTTGGAAAGGTATGTAGAAAGGGTTCAACCAGCGAACACGTTGGCGCTGCCGGTGGCGGCGCTGGAGCCGCAACTGACCGGATCGCCGATGCGCCCGGCGGCGCGCCCGTTGACAAAGACGGTGCCCGAGCCCACAGCCAGTGACCCGCCGTGGGGCGGACAAACGGGACAACCGTGCGGCTGCCAGCCGTCACCCACGCGGTGCCAGCCCAGGCCGTTGACGAACACATCGGGGCTGCCCTCAGCATTGGCGCGCGGCGGAAAGCACCCGTGCCCAGTGCAGATGTCGGTGTGGCGG